ATTGGTAATTCCTTTTCTCAAACCTCTACCTTCTTTAGAGCCCATTCCATAAGTTCTGGCAGCTTCTTTTGTTTCTTCTTTTTTCTTGCGAGTTTCGAAGTGAGCATCATCTCTACGAGCTTTAGTCGACTTAAGGTCTTTTCCAGCAATTTTACCATGCTTCATAGCCTCTCTTTCGTCTTCTTTGTCATCGTATCCTTGACCTTCTTTGAATTCAAATTTTGCTTTACCAGTTCCCATAGTCTTGGGTCCCTCTTTTTTATCTTCGTCGAAGCCCTTTTTAGGTAATGACTTATCATACTTAAATTTAGGACTTCCTATACCAACGCCTTTAGGTTTTACAGTCATTTTAGCTTCTTCAAGATGGTAATCTTCTGAACCTTCCTCCATTTCAGATTCGTCCATTTCTTCATCCATTTCCATAGATTCATCCATTTCTTCTTCCATTTCCTCATCCATTTCCATAGATTCGTCCATTTCTTCTTCCATCTCGTCGTCGTCTTCTTCTGACATTTCGATTTCATAGACAACTTCGTCCATTTCTTCTTCCATTGTTTCAGAGTTAGAATTGTATAAAGCACTTAAAACAGCTTCCAAATCAGGGTCAGCTTCATCTAATTCTTCGAATTCCATGTCACCTTCTTCTAATTCTTCGTCCATTTCTTCTGCTTCATTCATTTTAACGATGTATTCCACATCTTCATCATTGTCCTTAATATGAATTTCTTCATCATCTTTCGAAACAATAATTCCGTCTTCTTCACCCATAGCTTTGAAAATTTTTAAAATTTCCTCGTCTGATGCGTCTCTTAAATCGATAGTATCATCTGAAAATTCCATGTCCATTTCTGGTTCATCCTCATCTTCAGAATCCTCAATGTCAAAATCAACTTCCTCTTCATCACCTCCAGGTAAACCCATCGGTAAATCCAATTCCGTATCAACTTCAACCTCATCCTCAACATCCATTTGTTCGGTAAGAGATTCCTTTACTAACTGACTGATTTCTTCCTTCATAGTAGAAGCAAGTATTCCTTTTGCGTTTTCGGCTATAACATCTTCAACGTTTTTCATTTGAATCAGAGCCTCTTCAACTAAATTTTTAGTTTCTTGCATAGAAAATGTTTTTATTTTTCCTTATAAATAGTGTAGGAAATAAAAAAAGCTCATTTTTGTCATTCTCATAAAGAAAAATGACAAAAATGAACCTCAAAAAAAAAGTGGTCGAATCTGACCACTTTAAAAATATTAATCGATTACTTCATCGATTTTACTTTCGCTCACGGAGAAAATTCTCCATTCGTGTTGAAATCCTGTATACTTCTCAGTCACTTTAGCCTCGACATCAGTCACGGAGAATCCTTTCACCAATTTTTCTTCACGAATCTTTTTTATTCTACCTGAGTTTTCATCAGGCATATCATAAACAACTTTTGCTACAAAGAATTTCTCATCCATAATTTTGATTTTTTTATCTTCCCAAAAAATCGGATAATTTTTTCATTAAATCAACAGACTTTGACATTCCGTGACTATTGACAAGTTGTTTTTTTTCTTCTTCAAGGTTTTCTTCGTACTGACCTCTATCTTCAACATTACTGAAAAGGTATGCACCAGGTGTTGAAGGTGATGATACTAAATCAAAACAAATTAACTCAAAATCATCTTGTACCTCATTCTGTTCACCTTTCTTCGCCAAAGAACCGACTCCTCTTGAGGAAACTCCCATAGTGACACCTTGTCTCATAAGATTAGCCGCAATGTCACCTTTTGTAGAGACAATCCCTTTTTCATGAAACCCTGGTGAGGTGAGTAATTTAAGTTTTCCCATTAAGATGTTACCATCCCACCATATGTCTGTGATAATGTGGGAAACACGGTCCAAATCAATCAGAGAAGACTCTGGGTGATTAAGTTCGGAGGTTGATAAACCTTTCTTAATTATATTTTTGTATTTATCAGCTTCTCTTTTCAAAATTCTTTCAGGGTATACTCTACCATTTCTATTTGGTACTCCAAATTTTTGAAGAACGGCATAAAACTCAAATGGATTTCTGTAATCCATTTCTTGTTGTTCTTTTAAGAAATTTTCATTAAGTCTATCTTTGGGTGACACATAACCCGCGTCCATCTCAATAAGGATACCCTTTCCTGTGTCACGTGGACCCAAAATTTGTAAATCTTTCATTATACCTTTTTGAGATAAATATTGTGTTATAGATTACTTTTCCTTTTTTCAACTCCTTTCGAGTGAGAAAACAGAAAATAATCATTTTTAATTACACAATCTCTATAAACTTCCCGTAAAATTTTCTTGACAGAATCCTTCAATCTATTTCCCTTGAAATCAATTTCCTCTTTTGTGAATAAGTTAATTTCTAAATTCATAAAAGACCTTTTTTCCAATTGAATTCCACTTGTTCTTAAATCCAAATCAACAATAAAATTTTCTTTGAAAAGATTTCTATCCAAACTTTCATAGACAGAGTGTTTAACTTCCCGAGAAAGATTCCCAACTACTCTTGTCCAATTTTCAGAATCTTTAATTGGGGTAACCCATGTCTGAATGTTTATGTAAAGTGATTTCAAGTTTTTTGAATCTACCGTACCGTATATTGTTTTGAGTGAATCGTATTGGGTAATCTTTACCGTTTTACCTTTTTTCATTAAACATCTTATTACTAATGATTTATTTTATCTAATTATAAGAGTGATTTTTCCAATTTCCAAAATATTTCTTTTTATATGCTAATTGTAACTGTAAATTCAAACATAGAAAAAGCCCTGAAAACTTTGAAATCCAAAGTTATCAAGACTAAGCAATCACAAATTTTGAACAGTAGAAAAGAATTTAAGAAGAAATCTGTAGTTAGACGAGAACAAAAAATCTCGGCAATCTACAAACAAAAGTTAAATTCTATTGATTGAGGGATTCTTCAAGTTGTTTCAATCTAACATAATTGACTTGGTCAAAAAGTTCTGATTGAATTTTTTCTATTGTTTCAGAAATTTTTGTTTTCATATCACCCTCTGATTGTTCTTCGTATAACGAGGACAATTTTGAAATTGTCGATTCTTTGAGGTTGGTATATTCTTTTTCCAAATCGTCTGTTTTCGACGCTAACACATGAAATACTTCTTTTTTGGTTGTTTCATCCAAACTTTCCAAATATGAATTGATGGTTTGGTTGGCAATACTAACCATTGATTTTAGTGGTAGAGAAACAACTTTATTTGTTTTGTGAGATTCAGACATGAGAGTTTTCAAAATTCTCTTTCTTGAATCAATTCTTTCTTGGATATCAATTTTATTGAAATAAATCAAGTTGTCCAAATCTTCGTATAAGTTCTCTACATCAGACCCTTTCTTGGGTAGTTGTGTCTTTTCCAAAATGTGTTTAATCACATTAATCCCTTCTTCGAGGTATTCTTTGGCTTCAGATTCTTTTAAACCCTTAGGGCTTGTTAAATCATCATATAAGGAGTAAAGTTTAGCAAAATTTTTGTTATCTAATACGTTGTGCTTGAATTCTCTAAGCGTTTGTTTGAAAGTGGTAGGTTTGTTATAAGACTCTACCAAGTTTTTTTCAATAATGGATTTTATCTGTCCGAAGGTCATTGGGGTTGTTATTTATCATAAATAAATATTACGAATTCAACAACTTGTCTAACTCATCCTCAATTTCTCCTAAAGATTGTTGACCAACACCCAAATCTAAAAATTTACTACCCCACATATCACTCTCAATCAAAATATTCATATCCTTATTTTTCGATTCAGGAGTAATTTCACCACCAGGTGGGGGAGGTGTCTCGCCTCCGAGTTCAGGTGGTGCTTCACCACCAAGTTCGGGACCACCAATTTCTGTTTCAGCTCCAAGTCCACTTGGCATACTTGGTGGTGGTACGGTCTCTTCACCAGCAGCGGTTGCTTGAGCCGTTGTTTCTCCACTTCCCTTAGTTCCATATAACTTGTCAATAGTGTCAAACAAACCTGTTTTACTAATTACGACAGGAGTTTGTTTGAGTTCTTCACCAATGGCTCTTTCCAATCGTTGTTGTAACAAATCTAAACGAATTTCTTCATCGGAGAAATTAAAGATGTGTTTTTTAGCCCAAGTAGATGAAGTGGGTTGGATACCATTACCTGGGTCACTAACCAAGTCACGATACAACAATACTTTTTCTTTCCATATATCAACTTTCAACAAATCAGCCTGAGTTGATGGGTTAGTCAAACCTAAGGTAAAGTTCGAAATTTCTTCCTCAAATCCTAACAAGAATAAATGAACAATAGCAATTTTGTTCAATTCTTGAATCATAGATTTTTGGATACGGTTAATAGTTCGGGCAAAACGGATATCCATTAGAGCCAAAGTTTTTCCATCTCCCACAGTTTCTTCAAATCCCAAAAATGCTTTTGGGATACGAAGTGCTGTAACCAATTTTTTCTGAATATATTCGATATCGGCAATTTCAGACAAGTTTTGTGCTCCTGCTAAAGTATCAATTGGGTTTGGAGTGTTTGGGTCACGAACTGGAATAAAGTAGTCTTGGTCTACAGCCATTTGGTTGTATCTCATGTCAACTTGACCAGTCTTTGAATCAACAATTTGTTGTCTTTTGAATTTGTTAGCAACACGTTGTACATAAGCTTCCACGTCATCATCATTCATGTTTCCAACATAAACTTTGAAGACACGTCTTTCTGGTGCTCTTGAGGTACGATAAATCAACATCGCATCTTCAGACAACAAAAGTTGTTTCCAAATACGACGAGACTTTTCCAACATCGAAGTACCATAAGGAAGTTTTCTATCATCACCCAACAATCTAAAGTGAGCAATTTCCCATGGTTGGAATTCCATGTTTCTTGTTCTCCATTGAAATGTTAAACCCTTGTTTTCTTTACTTGGTTTGATATCCGATGTGATGTTCCTTTCCATCATACCCGACTCAAAACGTTCAATTTCGATGTTTGGCAGTTGTTGACAACCAATTACCCCCTTTTCAGGGTCAAGTCTCAGATAAACGAAGTTATCACCATACTTACATGTGTTTCTTGTCCACATAGGTAAGTTAGTGTTGATATCTAAGTTGTTATTAAACAAATCAGCCAAAACTGACTTAATACGTTTCGATTCAGAGTAAATTTGAAGAATGAATCCATCTTCATTAGGTGTGGTTGATTCTTCTGCGTAGATATCAAGTGCTGCGGAAATTTCTGGAGTATACTCCATTGATTCGTAATCGTAGTACGAAGCCAATCGGTTTGGCTCGTAGTAAATGGCTTGTGTGTATAAATTACTTTCGACTTTGGCAAATTGGTTTGCCAAATACATGCTCTGTTGAGCTTGTAATTTTTCCTTTTCATACTGAGCCTTGTCAGTGGTCCTTAAAAGTTCTTTTTTGTCAAACTTATAAACAGGAAAATCTTGACTCAGTAAAGCGTCAGGACCGAGGGCTTTCGATAACCTCTGCCATACTGTCATATTCTTTTGGTCCATATTATGCTAAACTTAAGTTAGTGTCAGTATTAATAAATACTAACGGATACCAAATAACCATCCATACTTTTGATAGTCTTCACGGGTAACTTGTTGTTGATTTGGTCTACCCATTCCAGGCGCACCAACAGATTGAGGAATCATTGGGTTAAAGAAATCTGACCTTTCCGTATTTTCATTAACATGCGTCGACCATGAATTAATCATGGCTTTAGTGTGATTGGTGACTTTTACTAAAGAAGGGAACGCTTGTTCCGCAACATAAAGTGCTATAGAAATCGCCATTATACAATCGTCGTGATGACCCCTTTGGTGGTCAGGTCTTCCGTTTATGTAAACAAAAGTTCCCATTTCATTTACCAATCGGCTGCTTCTTACCTTGAACTCGTGTCTAATATTTTCCTCAAATGCGGCAATAATTTGAACCCTTTTATTATTGAAGTTTATACCCGGAATTTTGTCTTTAATTCTTGGGTCAAATTTCCAAAGATTTGTCGTATCCAATCCTTCATAATAAAATAATTCGTAACCTAATTCTTGTAATTTCCTTGAAGTCGCAACTCCCATTCCCCCCGTTAAATCTGTCACACAAAGGGCTTGGTACATGTTTCCCCATTTAAAAGCAATCTCAGCCAAAACGTCAGGTGGAACTTTTCCAACAAATTCCAATACCTGTTCTCTTGAGTCGAAATCAATAATTTCAATACAAGAAAAGTCCTCAGAATCTCCACGGGAAACGTCAATACCCATGACATACTTGTGTCCATTTTGTGGCTCATTAAAAATCCAAAGTTGACCTCCAACTAATTTTGCTGCAGGTTCTCTAACGTCATTTTTCTGGATGGTTTGTAAAAGAAGTGAATCAAATACGTTATCACCTGAACCCAAGAAATTACATTCCAATTCCTGAGCAACCTTACGTTTGTCGTACTTGAATTTTTTGACCATACTTTCAAACCAAGAAGAACAAGGTTTGTATCCATCTGCCATGAAACTTTGTAAATCAGTAAGGCTCCTTTCTCTGTGATTTTCATGAGACAAATCTATGACCGCATCTTTTGGGTATTCTTCCTTGTTGAGTAAGTAATGAACAATGTCCGTAGTTTTCACCAAATACAAATCTTTTGTATATCGTGGGTCTCTAAACCAGTACATCTCCGTGATTTTGAAATCGTTCATACCACGAAGTGCTTGGTCGTAAATTTCGTAATAGATAGGGTCGTACCCGTTAGGTGTTGATATTACAACAACTTTACCACCCGTAGAGAGTGACGCCATACAAGCAGCCCAAAAATCACTATCTGCCTCAATAAATGCCGCCTCGTCAAATATCAACATGGTGGGGGTATAACCTCTAAGTGCATCACGTGAGGTTGCAACCGCTTTTACTTCACACCCATTCGATAGTTTGAAGTGTCTTGCAGAGTTTTTCTCAGGAGAAAACCCAATACCAACCCAACTGGGCCATTGTTCAGTGAATGCTCGGATTTTGTTGGCAAATTCAACTGAGGTATCAAGTTTGTTTGCAATAATAAGGATTTTCTCGGGTTTTTCTTTACGAGCAAAGGCTAATCTTTTACTTGCCCAAGCGGCGGTAACGGTAGAAACACCTGCCTGTCTGTATTTTAAGGCAATATTTTCGTTATACTCCTCGTAGTCGTTTACCAATTGAATTTGGTCTTGGAATAGTTCCAAAGGAACATACCTCGAAACTGTGTTATCATAAGTTTGGAGGTACGTCCTCAAAGCGTACGGAGTACTCTTGAGACACTTCTTGTATTCAATTAGGAGTTGTTCTTTAGTCATAGACTTTCTTAGTCAGGACGGGAAATACCCAATCCTGCTAAGAAATCTAAACCGTCTTCGTCATCTGAATCATCGGATTCAAATCCTTCGTAGTCTTCTTTACTCTTTTTGGCAATTTTAAGAATTTCTCTAAAACTGTCTTCCCCTTTTCTAATTCTTTTTGGGTCATCTGAAATGACATCACCAATAATTTTCAAAAATTCCTCAGCAGGAAGTTTATAAAGTTCCATTTGGAACCAGTTTATTATTCCTTTATTTTCGTCATCATATACCTCATCGGGTAAAGCAAATCTAATTTTTTCAACAATTTCTGGACCAATTCTTAAGGTCCAAGCCTCCATAGGAAGGGTATCTGTTTCTTGTTGAACTATTTGTCTAACTTCGGCATCTTCAGGAAATCCATAACGACCTTTAGCCTCTTCTAATCCTTTGATGATTTCGTGACACAAAATTGGAAAAATCAACCCATATGCGTTGATAACTGTGTCGGAAGCACCATCCCCATCACCATCCTCAGAGTCATTTTCACTATCTTCTAATTTAACCGCTCCTCCGATACCACTGGCAGTTGCCGACATCATTTCAATCATTTCCTCCATAGAAAAATACATGAAATCGTTGATTGTCATTATACCCAAATAAGCGGGGTAAAGTCTTGGGTCAATGTCATCAAGTTGTTGTTTAATTTCAGGTTTTTGGAAGATGTAGTGTCCCTTCTTTGCTGTTCCTTGAATAATAGAGTTAATCAAGTTTCTCTTGTGCATTTCAGAACGGACATCCATTTCAGGACCAACTGAAATTTTTGGTGGCATTTCTCCACCCAAATTAAATTCGGGTGCTTCAAATGGTCCTAAAACAGCGTTGATTTCGAACCAATCTTCAGGCATTTGAATTTCATCTAAAGACGCTTGAATTGCCAATTCTTCTAATTCTTCTTTGTGTTGTCTTTCGATGTTCATAATCATCCCCAAATTAGACATTTGTTGTTGGTACAACATCATAGCCACTTGACGTGAAGTGATTGGGGTCCCTGTAACATCCCTTAATTTTTGAGCAACCTGTTTGAATCGGTTGGTCATGATTTTTTCAACATCCTTTTCTCTACGAGTGAACGCGGGATTAAGGGCAAATGGGGAATTAGGGTCGGAAATTTTTCTTTCCAACGAAGGGTCCATTCTTTCGGGAGTATCCCCGTAATCAATGTCTTCTCTAAGTTTTTTACTTGCCATTTGAGAGGATGTCTTTAATAATTCTCATTACGTCTTTTTTTGCCTTTTCAGCCATTGCCTTTGGTGAAGGATTTTCACCAGGAAAAGGGTTTTTACCTGGATGTGAAGGTCTTGTCTTCGGACCTGGTTTAACATCAGGTTTGGTTTTGGGTGGTGCAATTGCAGGTGCCGCTTCAGTGGCAACAGTTTTCCCTAAACTCATAAGTTTACCGATGGGTTTGTTCATTTTCATGTTACCCACAAGACCCTTAGTTTTGGGTTTGTAGAGGGGTTTGCGAATCATCGGAGATTCTTCAATCATATTCATCAATTCTTTTTTCGTCATTCTTGGTTGGATGTAACTCTCGACCAAAGATACGATTTTTTCTTCAATGAAAAAAGCATAGGGGGATTCTCCCTCCTTGAGGCTCTTCTTAACTTTCTTAACACATCTCTCAAACTTGTCGTCTCTTTCGGGACCAAGTTGTGCGTGACAGATAGCCCATGGGTTAGACTCTTTCTTCTTGAGTTCCTTGGACTTTTGTTCTGTCATGTCTTCGTATTTGTCAATTTGACTATCACTGTCATCACCCATTCCATCAGGAGACATAATTTGATGAGGTTGTTGAGTGGTTGCACCACCCATTGCAGAACCTTTGATATCAACATTGTCTTCTTTCATTTCTCCCTCAGCCGCATGGGTAACTACGATATTACCCGAAGGGTCTGTCTTAATGGATGCACCATCAACTACTGCACCTGTGGCACGTGCAGTAGATGGTGGAATAGTTGTTGTTTTAACGGTTTTGGTTACTTGTCTTACTTGTTCAGACAAACCAAATTTTTTGTGAAGGGTATTAATTTGACCCTCACTTAATTTAAGAATGGTATCGGGACGTAAACCAATTTCCATTAACCCGATAACTTTATCTTCAATTTTCATAAACCACAGTTTTTTCAAATTCGAGAATTAAATCTCTTTCGTAAAGTTTATTTTTAATTTCTTTTTCTTCCTCACCAAAACGGAACACTAACCTTTTACCAACAATTTCATCCGTTACTTCCCAACCCAAAGCTACAACATCATCCATGGCATCTGACATGTTGAAGAAATCTGAATTTTGAATTAACTCGAATTTTAAATCGGTATTTCTTAGGGTTCCGACTTTCTTGATGTGTTTGAGTTCAGGAGGTGATGGGTATCCATTTGCCGGATTTGATTCCCACGAGTCCCCCCAAACATCTAAATCATCAGAAAAGATAAATTCGTACAAATTATTACCTTTGTAATCAGGACCAAGTCCGTTTACATAGATAAGATAACTCATAGTACAATACCTTCAGGTGAAACTTTTACTTGTTTATCTTTGTTTTCGAAAACCAAATTTTTCAAATTGGTTCTTCCAACTAAACGATAATCAGAATTTTCTTTGATGAATTCCTTAGAAGCCAATTCTTGTTCGATGGTTTCAGACATCTCTTCAATTTTTGACTTGATAACATTCATTTGAGATTCTGTAAGTGACTTTCTTTCTTTTTGAATTTCAGAATTAAATTTCTTTTCAGATTCAGTGATTTCGAAGTACTTGCTGAGAACTCTATCAACTTTACTCTCTTTATACAAAGAATCATAAATGTGAGTTTTCTCGTAAGACTCGTCTTGAGGAGCTTGAGTTGAAATATCAATCTCTTCGTCACTCATGTCAATTTCAGGTTCTCCCATAGGCATTTCATTATCCATACCCATTTCTTCGTCAGCTTCGATGTCTTCGAATTTTGACATGATATCTTCAGTATCTTCTGCAGATAATTTAGCCAAATCCAGGGAAGCTAAAACCATATTGATAACATACTTGATGTTCTCAGAGGTCATTTCTTCATCGTCAGCAAACAATCTCAATTTTTGAGTCAACTTACCGGTAAGTTTTTGAATTACTTTCCAAGAAACTTTGTCGTCAACTCCCATACCTCCAACATTACCATCTTCAGCATCAACAGGAATATCTGTCATGTCCATTTCATCACTCGTGTCAAGAGCCAAGTCATCACCTGCAGTATCTTGGGGTAATTCAGGTTCGGGAAGCATTGGTGGTTCTGCAGGAACAGGTGGTTCAGCAGCAACAGGTACTTCAGGTTCTACAGGCTTTGGAGCCTTAAGAACGAACTTTTTTTGTTCTCCAAAGAGAACCACCTCCTCTTCGTGACCATTAAGGACGTTAACCTCTTTGATTATCAAGTTTAATCTCTTAAGTGCTTGAGAATATGAATTATAATATTTTCTATTTTCGATTGGCTCGATATAATCTGCGGTTGATTCGTTAACACCTTTTTTGATAATGTATCCGTTTCTTTCTTTTACAATATGATAAGTGTTACCGTCTACCAACCCGATTGAGTAATCTGAGGCACTTTCTGAAATTGTGGAGTTTGGCATTTGGTATGTTGCAATCTCCATAATTCTTTTGAGTTTGTCCTCACCTTGTAGTTTTTCACTACCGATAGGTTTTAGTTTTGCCATGGTCTTTTTTTTGTTTTAGTTATTTAATCCGTTAAATCCGCCCAAAGCAACTGCGCTCATGTCGATTACAGTGCCTTGACGTTGTCCGTCAGGACCTACTGGTACCCAATCCACAGGATGAGGTACGGCTTGAGTTGATGTCTCACCTGAACAGGTCAAACAATCGGTATAAGTATATTGAACATCAACCTCGAATATACCGAAATTCGAAGGTGTTGGTGTCATAGTTGGTGTAGGTGTGGGAGTCGCTGAACTTGTTGTCGTTGGAGTTGGGGTACGAGTTGGTGAAACTGATGGTGTAACCGTAGAAGTTGGAGACACACTAGGTGTGACAGTTGCTGAAGCCGTAACACTTGGGGTTGGAGTTGCAGAACTTGTTACTGAAGGTGTTGGTGTACTAGAAGACGTGACGCTTGGTGTTGGAGTTATAGAAGATGTAACCGTTGGTGTTGGAGTTGGTGTCACTGATGATGTAACACTTGGAGTAACAGTTCTTGTTGGAGTAACCGTGGGTGTTGGAGAACTCGAAATTGAAGGGGTGACAGATGGTGTTGGGGTGGGAGAACTTGTTACTGTTGGTGTTGGAGTTTCTGTTGGAGTCGGGGTAGGCGACGGTGTTGGATTTGCAGCTAAACAAGTTATACAATCACCGTAATTTGTACCTAATGAATCTCTTACTCCGTCAGTTCCTGTACCAGGTTCAGCGGTGTCAACAATTTCGTAACAACCTTGTTCAGTTTCACCGGTGAAATACAAATAGTAATTTCCACCTACAACAGGTAATGTGCTAGCACTAAACTCAACAGTTACTGCCGACCCACCGGCACAAGGGGCTATTAAATACGTTACGGTTGCCATCTATTTTTTTCCTATAAATATACCTAAAAAAGGGAATAATTTAACTTATAAATATTCCCGAAACCACTTAATCTATTTTTTTTACCTCTACAGAGAGTTCTTTATCGGATTGTTGGTCAACGGTATCATATAATTTTTCAATCAAACCCGACCTACGAAGATATTTGAAGACCAAATTTTCATATGAAAACTCACCACCTTTTTCCAAACCAGAACTCCTATACTGTTTCAATTTATCTTTAAATGTTTTCAATTTAGTTTCAGATTTTTCCAAACCATCCCTCTTTATTTCTTTAATAAGGGTCTCAATTTTTTGTTTCCAAGAGTTGGCTTTGCTACGAAGAGTTTCTTTATCAATCTCTTCGGCTTTTTTAGAAGGTGTTGTAATCCATTCATCATTCTTAATCGAATACACACCACTACTGAAATGTTGTTCTTTAGAATCTTGTGGATATAACTCCACCTCATATCCATAAATTTTGATATCGTGTTTTCTATTGAATATCTGTTTTTTAAGTTGAAACAATTCCTCGTAAAGTTCTTTTTGTTTTTTGAACTGAGAATAATCAATCACTAAGTGAAGGTCAAAGTCTGAGTATTTCGACCAGTTGAAGTTTGCCAATGAACCTGTTAAGATGATATCCTCAACTTCGAGGTCCTCTAATAAATCTTCTTGAAACTTTTCGGCAATTTTCATAAGAGCCTCCCTAACTTTGGGTTTCATCTTAGACTCTTTGGCACTGTCAGGATTTTCCCAAATTTTTGGGTTCAATGTGTCCTGTAATCCAAAACTACCGAGGATGCTGGTTTCGTCACTCATCCTTTATAAATACAGAAACCTTAGAGTTTGTTGTATTTGAATTTTTTTGAAATGTTTGTGGTGAAAAATTTTCCTTGAGATTCAGACATTCTAAACTGAGTGTAAACGTTGTGAGGAACTTCGAGGTATTGGTAACGAGCTCCGTTGGTAAATTCAACGACCATTTGTTTGGTCTCCGTATCATACTCACTTCGAACCATGTTCGAAGATTTAATTTCGTTTAAAATTTTTGTTCCTTTAATCTCTTCTCTCGTTATCGCCATCGTTCAAGGGATATAAATTATTTAATATAGACAAATGTGTCTGTAAACGTAATTTAACCGATTCCTCATCAATGCCAAGCATTTTTGGGACAACTTTCAAAATTTTTTCTTTACTATCTTTGAATAATTCCCAGTTTTCCATCAACTCTGATGTCAGATTTGTAACTTTAGAAACAGTCTCTTCAGTATATCCCAAACGTTTGAGTTCTTTACGAATTGCCGCATAGGCATTCACAAACTTTTTATACTCTCTCAAATCTTCTAAAAATTCATTAATTTGTGAATCGTCCATAACAATAAATACAAGAAACCCCCACTTTGGGTGGGGGCTTCAATTTAGTCTCTATATTTTTTTAGTTGTTCTCTCACTTCGATTGCTTTTTCAAAGTCTTGTCGTTCGATACAATCTTTGAGTTCCGCTTCGAGTTGTTCCACCAACCCTTTGTTGTTTTCTTTTTCTTTAATCATATCTCGAATCTTGATAGCCAATTGGAAATCTTCATTTTCAACTGCTCTTTCAAGTTCTTTCTTGAGACTCTCGATTGAAGAAGGTTTACGTTTTTGATTATTAAAAAGGTGTTCGTACTCTTGTGGTAATCCTGATGTACGAATAAAACTGGTTACATGGATTCTACCATCTTCTGAAGAAAAGGTATTTTCTGTCCATTCCCCGTTTTCGTCTTTTCCTTGTTTCATATTACGGTTACCGGTAATTGATGGGTCTGCTGAAAAGAATTGACGGAAGATTTCATCGAGGTCTTCCCATCCTCCAAAAAAGTTTTTTCTGTTTCTCATTTTGATAAATATTTTTTGTTTATCTTTGTTCGATGATAGTCAACTTATGTACCAAAATCAATTAACTGACAAAATGTCAGATACAATTATTTTAACATGACAGATTGTCAAAAGATTTGGAATTGTCCAAAATTTGATTAACCTTTGTAAAAAATTATAATACTATGAACGAAACAATGGACGACGACGATAAGACCACCAGTAGGAAGAAGTCTGATTCAGGGACACCTGTATTGGATAACTTCTCAAGGGATTTGAACAAGTTAGCCTCTGAGGGAAAACTTGACCCTGTTATTGGTAGGGAAAGGGAGATTCTTCGTATTGCTCAGATTCTTTCACGTAGAAAGAAGAACAACCCCATCATCTTAGGAGAACCCGGTAGTGGCAAAACTGCCATCGTGGAAGGACTGGCGATGAAGATTGTTCAAGGAGAATGTCCAAAAAATTTGTTGGACAAACGAATCGTTACTTTGGACTTGACCGCAGTGGTTGCTGGAACAAAGTACCGTGGACAATTCGAAGAGCGACTAAAGGTAATCTTGGAAGAACTTCAAAACAACCCCAACATTATCATCTTCATCGACGAGATTCATACGTTGATTGGTTCAGGTAATTCATCAGGTAGTTTGGATGGTTCCAATATCTTCAAACCGGCACTTGCTCGGGGTGAACTTCAATGTGTTGGTGCAACCACTTTGGATGAATACCGTAAATCATTTGAAAAGGACGGAGCTCTTGAGCGTCGATTCCAAAAGGTAATGGTTGACCCATCATCGATTAGTGAAACTATCGAGATTTTGAAAAACATTCGTGAGAAGTATGAA